AGCTCAGATGTGTTTAGTTTAGTGTATGCTAGTTGAAGTTCTTGCATACCCATTTGCTGGGATAGCTGGTCAATTATGTGGTCATTGTCGCGTATTTTTTGTTCAAGTGTTTGTATTTCACTCTGAGATAAATCATGTGCTGATTCTAATTTTTCTAAAAGACCTTGTTGAGTTTGGTATATTTCAATGAATTGGTTGAGTCGGGTTAAATCTTTCCCAGCCATGCTGCTGGTAAGACCCTCTTCAATGATTCGAGCTTTGTCCAATAATTCCTGGTTTTTGTTGATCTGGCGGCTAATTGATTCCAGATCGCGCAATCCTGTTTTCTGATCAAGTATGGATTGAGCTATGGCTTTGTTTACTTTTAAAGTAGCACTTTCAAATGTCGATCTACGTGAGTTGATACCCAACGCTTCTTTAATTGAATCAACAGCCGATGAAGATATATCGTATGAATTTTGTTGAAGTTCATTTACTTGTTTGAGTAGTTCGAGCTGTTCGCGTAGCAAGTCGTTGGCGTCTCGTAAATCGTTGTTGTTGGTAGCCATTTATGGATGTGTTTCGTTATAAATATTGGGTAAATATAACTTTATTGGTAGCTCACCTTTGGTGTAGGTTGTGTTTGTTTGAGTTTGGCTACCTCAGCTGTGTTTATTTTACCGCTAGCGTCCATCAATGTGGTTGAGTTACCTTTGGTGGCATTGTTTGCGGCTTCGTTTTGTTTGGTGTAGTGTTCTTGTATTTTGTTGAATGTAAAACGGCGGAGATAAACTGGCATGTTGTATACTGTTTGCCAATCATATCCGCCGTTTCCGTGAAATACAATTTCGTGTATTTGGGTGTAAATTGCTAATTTAACTTGAGCTGCTGTATCAGATTGAAGGCCAAAAAAACCCAAGCCCAATTGGAATATTGACTCTATCGCTATCGCTGGTGGGAAAAAAAGTTAGATCAACATCTGGTTGAACTTCTCTGATATATTCGCGTAACGCGCGCGAATCTCGCGCGATCAAGTAGTTGTCGACGAAGTCCCTGATTGATGCAGTATCCGTTTTACCTTCCACCGAAGTGATCATGTATTTCAATCTGGTTGATAGTTCAGGAACTGAATCTTTGTTGATTTTTCTCAAGCCATCTATCTCACCCTGGATTGCTTGCTCATCACGGTGTGTCAATAGTTTGAATGTGATGGTATTTTTTGAGTATGGAAGGGTGAATGTAAATTGGTTTGTGCGTGTTTTTTCTATTTCTGGATGTACTGGTTTATTGTCTATATTTGCTAAATCAATTGTGTGTGATTCGCCATTGTAGTCAAATGAATATTCACCCCCATAGCCCAATACTCGTGTTGCAACCATGATTGCATTTTTGTCTCCGATTAGTAAGTCATCGTAGTTGATTGGGGTAACTATTACTGATTGCAATAGTTTATCAAGTACGGTACCGTTTTTGATATATGACTGGTTAGTGAGGATGTCTTCCTCTTTTGTACCCATGTATTTGATTTCGATTTCGCCGGTTGCTAACGGGTTATCTTGTGGGTAAAGTAAACCTTTTGATGGTAACTCAACAATTTCTGTTGGTGCTTTGAATTCGCTCATAGATTTGAATTTAATTATAACTTGTGGTTTGTTCTTATATACATATATTAAATGGTTTCGATAGTCTCAGGATTTAAATTAAATCCAACAACTCCTTCCACTTTGCGTATTTGTGCGGCTATGTCTTCCATTTTCTGGCGGTTAAATCCACCTGATTTCATGAATGGGTAACCGTCTACTTTTACGGTTAATGTTGCTTTGAAATTGCGTTTGTCTTGCTCATGGTAGTCAAGGTATTCCTTTTCGGATACTATGGTAATTCCAGTGATTGCTCGTATGTCTGACAATATTTCTTTTTGTGGGCGCATTTCAAGGTTGGTAACTAAACCACCTACCATTTTGTATTTGTCTTGGTATTCCTCGGATAATATGCGTTTGATTTCCTCGCGTATTAGTTGTTTTATGTTTGATTTCATACAATGTATTATATGTGTATAAATATATTGAAGGTATATTGGGTGGGCAAGGGAAAATAAAAAACCCCACATTTGAGGTGTGGGGTAATTGGATAATATGTTGGTGGAATTTTAGTAATTGAGGATTGCGTAATCTGGTCTAACTGTCATTTTGATATTAACTGCAACACCATCATCATCGTAGCTGAAATCACCAAAATTAACGTTGGTAGGAAAACATCCCTTGAGTACCCATTCAGACACGACGTCTCCTACTGGTCCAAGTATTTTAAGGGTTAAATCTTTCTTGTAGAAATCTGAGTAACCATTTCTACCTGTTACTGATTCGTGACCTAAACGTATCCATTCCATTACCGCTTGTGCACCGGATGGTGAAATAGCGCTGAATAATGTCATGTCAATCGTGTTCCATTTTGTTTTACCTTTAACGAATCGTTGAACGTTAATGTGGTTTAATTCAACAGGTGTTTGATCCAGTGAAATAGCAGATACCCCTTTAACTAAGTATGCAGGTATCCCATCTAGTTGCATTAGGAATCTATTGGATTGAACTGGCTCGAAAGCTGTTGCTAATATTTCGTTTGAGCTAATTATAGGCATCTTTGTCTAATTTTATTTAATTATAAATATGTGTGGGTTCAACTTTTACCCCGGGAACTCTGCCCCAGTTGGTAAAAGTACGAAATCCAATGAAATAAATTCTGCTGTTCTAGTTGGCTGGATATAGATTTGGCCTACTAATTGGTTTCTGTCTATTACATCAGGTCCATTGTTGCTTTCATCCATTACAATCTTGTACGCGTATAAACCTTGTTTTTGTTGAATTCTGCTCAAATACGGTTCTACTTTGTTTGTGAATGAGAAACGTGTTTGTGATGTATTTTGTTCAAACACAATGTTGTCTGCTAATTGTCCGATGTAGTTTTTCAATTCGATCAATAAACGTCTAACGTTTACTCTATCTAACGCTGAATTGCCTTTTTGCAATGTTTTCTGACCAAATACAACCACACCTTGTTTTGGGAATGTGTTGATTGGGTTGATATTGTTTGAGTACAATTCGTCTTTTTGGAATTGTGTCAATTTGTATTGAGCGCGTAGTACAGTTGATAAACCACCTCTGTTTATACCTGCTGGCGCAAACCAAGGAGCGGATACTTTATCGTTGTATGCGTATACACCTGGTATTAATGTGGATGCTGGTACCCAAACATATTTCCCAGTTGCTGGGTCAACAATGTTTAACCATGGGTAATATGAAGCCGCGTATGAATTGTCAATTGATTGTGCTTGAGTAACTGCTGCACCTAATGTTGAATTGTATTCAGTTAAATCTGCAATAAATAAACTGTCTCCTCTCTCTTGTGTGTTGGTGATGATTGAATTAACTGCTTGTGTATGTAATGTGTGAGTTAATCCTGGTGCAATTAGTAAATTAAAACGGTATTCGTCTTTATTTGCTAATAAATTAATCATGTTTGCGTAATCACCTACAACCAAACCTTGTGTGTTTGTTGAATTGATGTTGTGGTAGAAATTTGCACCATCTTTTACTGTTCCCGAAGCACCACCCAAAAGGATTTGTTGAGGTACAGGTATTTTGTCTGCGAAATTTGGTTTTGGTTGACCAGTTGCATCTAAATAGTCTGGTGTAGTTACGTTTACTTGAGATACTCGAATATATTTTGAACGGTTCGGGAACGAACCTTCAATTTCCATTTGGTTTGTTGATGGGTTGTAATTGTATGATTGGTCTCCGATTACTCTAGCAATATATGTTGATGCTTTCGGGTCTAAACTTACGTTGTTGAATGTTTCAAGAATTACTTTTTTACTTGGTAAATCGTTACCTTGACGCACTACTAAATTAAATGTACCTTTTGAAGTATTTGTAGCGGTAATTTCACATCTAATGTTGTCTGTTGTTCCATTAGTTAATGAATCTCCTGAACCTACAACATCGTTGTTCATGATTATACCTTGCGATAATGTTTCAAGTTGGAATACGTTATCTCCAGTGTATCCTGGATCAACATATCCATCAATTACATATAATGAGTCGTTTGCTACTACAGATGATGTTGCTGGTGTGAATGTACCGTTTACTGTTCTAGCTACCAATAATGATTCGCCACCATAATTGAAATAGTTGTATGCAGCTATTGATGTAAAATATGAATATATGTCGCTTCCACTTGTTAAAACATCTCCGAATATAGTTTTGTATTCTGAATATGATGTAACCACAGTTGGAATTTCGACCGGACCTTTAACTGTAGGTCCTATTATAGCTGCACCAACTTGTATTGGTTGGCCAGTGAGGTATGTTTTGTCTACCTCGTTTAATGTTACTCCTGGTGAAGTTGTGAAATTGCCCATGTTTATTTTTAGTTATAAATATTAATATGTCTATGTAAAGTCAAATTATTGTTCACCCAACTCAGCATTACTTGGTAATATGTTGAATTCAAGTAAAATGAATTCCGCGGAACGTGTTGGTTTGATATATACCTGACCCACTAATTGATTGTTGTCGATTACATCAGGTGTGTTGTTTGTTTCGTCCATGATTACATCGAAATCGTCTAAACCTTGCTGCAACTGTACCTGATTTAGGTATGAGTTAACTGTGGTTAAAAATCTATTGCGTGTGATTTGGGTGTTTTGTTCAAACACTAATGTGTTTGCAAATTGTCCAATGTAACTTTTTAATTCAATTAATAAACGCCTAACGTTTACTCTATCTAACGCGCTTGGTTTTTTCGATAATGTTTTCTGACCATAAACGGTCACCCCATATCCCGGAAATAACGTAATTGGGTTAACGTTTGCTTTGTATAAATTATCGCGTACTGTTTGAGTAACTACTCGCTCAAGTGCAGATACAGTGGAAACTCTACCTCTGTTCACACCAGCTGGAGCAAACCATGGTTTAGATACATTGTCGTTGAATTGATATATGCTAGGGATGATAACGGATGCTGGAACCCAAACGGATGTATTTTGTGAATTGGTTGTTTTACACCATGGCCAGTAAGTAGCGGCATATGAAGTATCGAGCGATGCAACATTTGCTGTAACTTCTCCCACGTTTGAACCATATGGTGATGAGTCAATTATTGCCATGGTATCGTTTCGCTCTTGCACCATATTCACTAATGATGCAACCGTTTGAAAATGGATACTGCTTATCAATCCCGGTGTGGTAATATATTTGTATTGGTATGTTTCTTTATTTGCCAATAAACCAATTACATCATTGTATGATGATGTTGGTATACCCTGCGGTAAATTACCTGATATGCTCTCGTAGTATTCTCCAGGAATTGATGGTAGGTTGTCTCCAAATGCACCACCGAATGATCCACTGGATTGGAATGGTAAACTTCCAGTGTATTCT